CTGTTGGAGTAGGATTGAAAAAAGCTGATGCTGAAGACTTGTTATCATCTGAAATTGGTAATTTCTTACCTGTAGAATATGCTAAAGAGTTTATTGAATTAGTCAGGGAAAAGAATTATGCCCGTGAACTTTTTAGAACGATAACGATGCCCACAGCCACTTTTGAAATTCCTAGAATCGATGCAGATGCTACAGTATATTATGTTTCTGGCGAAGCTACTGCACCTACCGCAAAATCTAGTCTTGATACTGCTTTTGCTGGTAAAGTTACTTTAGTAGCTAAAAAGTTAATGGCGTATACTGATATTTCTACTGAGGTAGAAGAGGATTCTAAAACTGCAATGCTTCCTCTTATAAAGGATGCTTTTGCAGAAGGAGTTGCTACTGCTGAAGAGAAAGCCATGATCCAAGGTGATCCCGCACTGTCTTGGAGCAATGCTCAAGATGTTAGGGAAGCTCTTGAAGGAGTTCTTAAAATGGGTGCTTCCAAAGTGGTAGCTTATGCTACTTCTTTGTTGGCCACTATCGAAGCTGCTAGAGTTGCGATGGGTAAGTATGGTCGTGGTGTTGATAAGCTGATACTTTTAGTTAGTCCTTACACTGCTTCTAAATTACGTCAAGAGACGGCTGTTTTGACTGTTGAAAAATATGGTCCAAACGCTACCATTCTTAAGGGTGAATTAGGGCAATATATGGGCATTAAGCTCATAGAATCTCCCTATATTCCTGAAGAATTGACAGTTAGCGTAATGGAAGGTGGAGCACTTACAGGAGCTGATAAAGGTGTTGCTATTCTAATGAGAAAGGATGCAGTTCTTATTGGTGACAGACGGAAGGTCAAGTTTGAATCCGATAAGATTATCGAAGCAGATGCTCTTAGAGTTGTAATCTCTGAAAGGATTGATTTTAAACAGACCCTTGGAGTTGGGTCTATTGTGAGAATCAGTGGTTTGGAGAATAGCTTTGTTGCTTAATAGTTAATAATCTGGTAGGTACTGGTATCTATGGGTACCAGTTCCTACTGGTTCTAAAATTTTTTGGAGAAGATAATGCGATACAGAGCAGTAGTAAAAAGTATTAAAAATATAAATACATTTGATGCTGAGATAGATTTAGGATTTAAAGTTCGAGTAAATGTTACTCTTAGATTACTGAATATATCTTCTCTAAAACAAAATAATGATGAAACTAATGAAGCTATTAAATATTTACAAAATAAATTAATTAATCAGAAAGTAGAAATCGATATCAAGTTGGCAAAAGAGCACTCACTTGCAATAGTTTATTTAGATGGCATAAATATAAATCAAGAATTGTTGCAAAAAGAATTAGCTAAAAGATATCTTAAAAAGGAATAAAATGCCAGAGCAGAATCATACAAATATATTGGTAGAATTGAGTAATAAGGTAGGTCAACTTGAACAAGGAATGAAAGAATTGAAGGTTCACTTCGAAAATCATCTTCATTCACACTCGAAGCATGACTGGTTTACATTAATTCAGACTATAATTATTATTTCTTTATTCTGCTTTCTAAAATGGCATTAATAAACTGGGAAGTAGCAACCAGTATAAATAAAATTGCTGAATAATAGAAATTAAAAACAAAGGAGTAAATGATGGCGAGATTATACGCAACTGTAAAGGTTGGAGACCAGACAAAGTTTGTTCCACTAAGAGCAACATTGGATGCTGATGGACTTGCGGTATTACAGGTGGATACAGAATTGAAAGTCGATGCAGCAACTTTAAATATTGATAATTTGTTTGTGGCATCTACTGATGGAACGCCTGGGAATGCTAGATATATCAAGGTTAATGCGGATGGCTCTCTGCCTGTTGATGGTGCATTTGTTTGTGCAGGTGTACCCCAACACTATAATGGTGTAGCGAATTTAGCATCGCAAACTATAACTTTCGCTAAGACAACTTGTCATATCCAAGTGGATGCGGTAGATAAAACACTTTATATCAGCTTTGATTCTGGAGCTAATTGGAAAACCATAGAAGCAGGATATACTTGGGATATGGATGCTACTGCTGGTAGTTTACAAATTAAAGCAGTTACTGATGGTATAAATTATGAGATTTTAACATTGGAGCCAGCATAAAATATTATAGTAATAAATTAATTTCAGGAAATAATTTAATTTTACTATAATTTACTTAACTGGAGTTATATTATTAAAAATAGAAAATAATAAGGAGGAATTGAAAAATGGGTTCATTTAAGATTCACGGAAAAGATAGAGATGAGTATCTTGCAAAAGGAACGGCTGATGAGTCTTCTGCACCAAATATAAAGGATGCAGTTGATAAAAAGCATCTTCATGATAACAAAGTTGAATTAGATTTAATAACAGATGGAAACCATGATATTCGGACTGATAATCCTCATGGCGTTACTGGTATAACTGGCAAGACTGGAGCTACAGGCGCAACGGGTCCTCAAGGATCACAAGGAATACAAGGTGCTACAGGAAATATAGGACCACAAGGGCAAACTGGTCCTCAAGGTATTATAGGAGGAACTGGGCCACAAGGTTCTACTGGTAGTCAGGGACCTACTGGTCTACAAGGACCGACTGGATTAAAGGGTGCAACTGGTCCAACAGGAGCAGGCACTACTGGACCAACAGGTCCTACTGGACCAAGTTTTGGTATTACTTATGTAGAAGATGAAACAGTATCAAGTACTACTGATATGAACTGGCAGCAAAAATTGAGGATGAATTTTACTCCTCCTTCTACTGGGGACTATTTATTAGAATGGTCGGCTGAATTTTCAAATTCTAAAGTTGATAAATCTACTTATATTCAGGTTGAATTAGATGACACAACCCAAATTAATCAAGTAGTCAGCGACCCTGATATAACAAATCAATATAGTAATCATTCTGGATTTAAAAAATTAAATTTTGCAGATACTAACTTACATACAATAGATGTAGATTTTAAAGCCGAATCTGAAACTGCTTTAATTCGCAGGGTTAGATTATCTATGACGAAGCTATAATGGAGGCGAATAAATGAAACTATGTGAATATTGCGGTTATTATCCTTGTCAATGTGGAAGAAAAATTACAGAAGTGGATATTGATTATGCTGAAAATATTTATGAAATTGAAGAGCCACAACTTTTTAAATTGGAGGTAAATAAATGTTATACGAGTATATAAGAACGACATGCCCAAGTTCATCGTACATTCATAAAGAAGTAGCTTCCTCTGCGATGACAGATAAAGGTATAGAATGGTGTAGATGGAATAAGTTGGATGACAATTTGCAGATAGATTTTACAAATATATTGTCAGGCGATGATAAAACTATTTTAGATGGTATAGTAGCAGCTTGTCCAGAGAATTCAGATATAGTTTCTGAAACCTGCTTCTGTTTGAAAATTTCAGATTTTGTTGAAAGTTTAGATGGAACAAATAATAACATAAATGTTGATAAACTTATTGATGCTGTAAACAATAAGGTTGGTAAACGGGTAAGTAGTAATGTAGATAATCAAGACTGTGACTTTGATATATTAATATTATTATCAAACGGATTTACTAATTTTAGTACAAATGCAATACAATTAGATTTTCGAGCTTCTGATGTAACTGGGAATAATAATATTACAGTTCGAGTATATGGAACAGATAAGTCAGAGGTAGGCACAGGGTTTAATTTGACACCTTCAGTAGCAGAAGTCTGGGAAACAAAAACAATCACAAGCGAAGATTTATCAGGTGGTACTTTTGTTGCAGGACAAATATTCAGAATAAGAATTCATGTTACTGTTGATAATACTGATACAATAGATATGAGTGATGGAGAGGTGAGATTTGTCTAATATAGTAGATAAAGTTGGTTGTAATAACTGTGGGTTATGCTGCATGAATAATCCACTCCCCAAAGGATTTGCTCATTCTACTCCAGAAGATACTGCGGATGATTCTGAAAGCTGGAATTTAGAAAATAGCTGGTGTAAATATTTGATCGATAATGGAGATGGAACTTATAGTTGTGGAAATTATGATGGTAGACCTTTGGTTTGTAGGAACTTTCCAACCATGGAAATTGAGAGACCAGAAGGTTGTGAGGTGCTACTATAATGGCTAATTTAGAGCTTTTTGGCTATAGCTCATCTGGTTCAGTTGATAGTGCGAACAGTAAAGTAAAAGATTTACAGTATTCTACGCTTTCAATCGGTGATTGGGTTCAGGTTTCCGCATTTCACAAACTTTCTCCTTCTATCAATAATGTTCGAGTTTATATTCGGTATTATACAACAGGAACTTTAGTTGATGATATTATTCAACTTCAGGCAGTTGATAAAAATGCGATAATTTCAACAGAAAGTAAAAGCCTCGCAACTGGCGGAAGCTCCTCGGTTCCATTAGAAGACAGCTTTGTTTTGTCTGACACTGCTTGGAAAGATTGGGATGTGATAGGAGACCGTTTAGCGGTTAAATTGCACTCAGCGCAGGTCAAAGGAGGAGATGGTGTAACTATATATGTTGATTGTCTTCAGATTGTAGTTGATTATGTTGCTCCCCCATATATAGCAGTTCTTGATAACCCTATATTAGATGAAACATTTACCCATGATTCTGTAATGGGGTATTACTTTTTAGGCTGGTCTTATATCCAATCTGGTGCTTCTACAGGATGGCTTTATAGAGGAACTTTTGAGTGGGATATTTCTTCTATTCCAGATAATTCTTCTATCCAGAAAGTAATTTTTAAGTATCATGGCAAGGCTCACAATATTGATTGTCATATCCATGAAATGTTAGGTTGTCAACCCTCAGTTGCTAAATCTGAAGGAAGATATCAGGATGTCTTTGATGAAATTGGTGAGGGAACAATTTATGCTGATATTTTAAATTTTCCTGTAGTTGGAACTATGAAAGAAATAGAGTTAAGTTCCGATGCAAAAGCAGACCTTCAGGCTCAACTTTCTTCTGGTTGGTTTGCAATTGGAGTTCAATCGGATGATGAAAATACACTTTTATATTCAGATATTAACGCTGAAGAAGAATCCGATGCTATTCCAAGACCCACTTTATATGTTGAATATATAGAAGCACCACCTCCAGTTGAAGATTTACGAATGACCATTAAGGGTGGTATGATAACAAAGTTAGTGGATGATGGGGTTTTGACTAAAATAGTGAAAGGGAGTTAAAAATTTATAATACATTTCGATATAATAAGCAGGTATACAATATTTTTCTTGTTGTAATAAAAAGATATATAGATATCGCTGTTAAATTTGTAAAAGGAATAGTTAATGCTATGTTTCATAGAAAGCATGATATCGATGTTAAATTTAGCAAAGCAGACATAGTAGTTAAATTCGAAGGGACTAGATAGTGATAGAACTTATTCAAAATGATACTAAACCTATTTTGCGTTTTACTTGCAGAGAAAATGATTGTGGCGAAGCTGGAGATGTTATTAATTTAGTAGGTTGTACTGTCAAATTTATTTTTAGAAAAGCCTTTGGCAGTGAAATATATAAATTCAAGCGAATCTGTGATATTACAGATGCAGAAAATGGAATTTGTGAGTATAGCTGGCAATCAGATGATTTAGATACTGTTGGTGATTTTCTTGGAGAGATAGAAATCACTTTTCCCGATAGTAAAATTCAGAGCAATTATAATACTATTAATTTTAAAATAAAGAAAGAGTTGGGCTAATGGGCGAGGCTGCTCCAAAATATCCTAATAATATTGATGATAGTACCTCATTGATAGAAGCCAAAGACAACAAATTTACAACTCTTATAACGGCTGTTGATGCAGCTGCTACTATTTTTGAGGTAGGAAGTACTGATGGATTTCCCAATACTGGATATATTAGCATAAATGGTGAAATTCTTCGTTATTTGGAAAAGGATGCGACACACTTTGGTACAGCTGGTAATCCATTAGAAAGGGGAATGCAAGGAACTATACCATTATCCCACGAAGCTGGAGATAGAGTATATCTTAATGTGCTGGCAATCCACCATAATGTTTTAAAGGATACCATAATAAAAGTTGAGGGAGAATTAGGAACTAACCCAAAGGGCGTATTTGCAAGTGTAAAAGAAAGGATACAGAAACTCTTGCAATTTGATTCGGATTATAAATGTTTCAATGTTGAGCAATAGAATGTAGAAAGGGAGGTAGGATATGGATAAGCGTGCTAAGATAGAAAAATGTGGAGTGGCATGGCTTCGGAAATTCAAGAATGGGAAAGAGGGAATCAAGATATCTCTCAACAAAGTTATATATATCGCCTTCAAAAATTCTAAAAAAGGTGATAACGAAAAGGCTCCTGATTATATTGTGGTAAGGTTCATTGATGAGCCCAATGAGAAAAAAGTGGAAGTAAAAAAGGAACAATTGTAAATTATTATCTAGTTAATCAATACTGATAAAGCAACAAAAAATCAATTGAGCAGGAGGTGAAAATATTATGGCAAATTATAGAGTAAACGCAAGAGATTATTTTTCATGGCAATCTCCAGTTAATAGTCGTGTAGCGACTCCCGCTGGAGGTGAGACTAAGGGTCATCGATATTTAGTTACAGTCGGAACTGGTGTTTTTGCTGGGCATGATAATCAGATAGCTTATGCAGATAGTGATACCCCTACTTGGCAGTTTATTACGCCATCTGAAGGCTGGATAGTATGGGTAGACAATGAAAATGAGTATTACAAATTTGATGGTACTAACTGGTCAGAATACTTAGGACAGACTGGACCCACAGGTCCGCAGGGAGCTCAAGGAGTCCAAGGTGAGACTGGTGCAACTGGTTTACAAGGCGAAACTGGACCCACTGGTTTGCAAGGGGTTCAGGGTAAAACTGGTGCGCAGGGCGATGTTGGAGCACAAGGTAAAACTGGTCCGACTGGTTTACAGGGTGCGCAAGGTAAAACTGGTCCGACTGGACTACAAGGTGTCCAAGGCAAAACAGGTCCTACAGGGCTTCAAGGTGTTCAAGGCGAAACTGGTCCCACAGGCTTGCAAGGAGCACAGGGCAAAACTGGACCCACAGGATTACAGGGCGTTCAAGGAGAGACAGGACCGCAAGGAGTTCAAGGTAAAACAGGCCCAACTGGTCTCCAAGGTGCTCAGGGTAAGACTGGAGCTACAGGTGCAACAGGTCAGGCAGCGATAGGTGAAGTATTTTATTTGCATGATACGGCTGATTTAGGAGCAATTCCTGATTATAAGCGTTGGAGACGAGCTGTTCCTTCAGGCTCTGAAGCAACACTTAGTACGGGAGCGATTAATGCAGCTAGTGGCGAAACTCTTATAGGCACATGGATTACGACTGCTGGAGTTCCTGGGATAGAAGCAATACTTGCTGGCACATGGGAACTTCACCCATATGTTCATGTAGATAATGTAGATGCTAATTCTTATGTTAAGTTTTATGTGTATAAGAGAGATACAGAAGGCACTGAGACTGAGCTATTTAATGTTACCACTGAATCTATTGAGGATACAGTAACAACTTTGTATCAAACTTTAAAAGCAGTGGCTAGTGATATCGCTTTAGATGTTACCGATAGATTAGTCCTTAAGGCATATGGTTATACAACTCGTACACCAGATACTGTAAATATTACCTTGACTTACGATGGCACGACACATGTTTCGCAGGTTCATTCAGCTATATTTACAGGTGCTATTGGAAAAACAGGTCCTCAAGGACCAACAGGTCCGACAGGAGTGCAAGGTGCAACAGGTTCTCAAGGAAAGACAGGCCCTACTGGATTACAGGGTGTTCAGGGCAAAACTGGTCCTACTGGACTACAGGGCGTTCAGGGAGCAACTGGACCGCAAGGCAAGACTGGAGCACAAGGTCCTATAGGTGTTCAAGGTCCTACTGGAGTTCAAGGAAAGACAGGTAAAACTGGACCTCAAGGAACGCAAGGCGTTACAGGTGCTAAAGGAGCTACTGGAGCTACAGGCCCTCAAGGTGTATCAGGACCTGATGCCACTTGGGATGCTGACTATAAGGCACTGATAATTTCAGCTAGTTAATATATTGAGAGGGGAGAAACTGCTTCCCTCTCTTCCAACCAGTTGAACTGGTAAAAAATAAAAGGTAATAAATGCCTACAAATTATTTAGTAGAAGCACGAAATAAGAATGCATGGCAGCAGCCAGTTGTTGATAAGGATTTAACAACTTCCCCAGCTGCGAATAAAGGCGATAGATATATTATTGCAGGAACTGGTGGTCAGTGGTCTGGTTTTGTAGCTAATGACATTGTTTACTGCTCGACAGCAGGTGGAGCGGGTGATGCTATTTGGCAAAAAATAACTCCATCAGAGGGCTGGAGAATCTATATAGAAGATGAGAATTTATGGTATTTTTATAATGGTTCGGCTTGGCAAATGGAAATAGATAATTTTACACTAAAGCATATAAATGGGCGATTAAAACTGGCAGATAGAATAGAATTAAATACAATGCTCAACGCATTTAGAATAGCAATCAATGGCTCTCTTTCCCAATTTAATATGGTAGATGGAATTACTGATGAATATGAAGATGAGACTGGTATAGATACTGTAAATTCTCTTAATGAGGATTATGATTCTGTAAATGATTTATATAAACCTACTTCATTAGTTGCATTAGAATTAGATTATATAGAATATGCTACTGATGAAGCAGCTCAAGCTGCCTATGTAACAGATGCTCCTGGTGGAATAGTTTGGACAGAAAGACAACCCGCAGGAGATGTAAGTAAAAATTGGCGTAATAATGCTTCTGATGCAGATGGCAGTCATCTAATAGCTGCGGTGGAAAATGGTCGTCTTTGGACATCTTCCGACTACGGAGTTACTTGGACTGAAAGAAGACCAGCTGGAGATGTAGATAAAGCTTGGAATTGTGTTGACTCTGATTCTGATGGAAGTCATTTAATAGCTGGAGTAAATGGTGGCAGACTTTATACTTCCTCCGATTATGGTGCTAATTGGACTGAAAGAAGACCAGCTGGAGATGTAGATAAAGCTTGGAGGGCTACTGCTTCCGATGATGATGGTAGTAATTTGATTGCTGGAATAACTGTAGGAGGTCGTCTATATACTTCCTCCGATTATGGTGCTAATTGGACTGAAAGAAGACCAGCTGGAGATGTAGATAAAGCTTGGTATGGAGTAGACTCCGATGCAGATGGTAGTAATTTGATAGTTGGTTGTTCTCCTGGTCGCTTATACACTTCTGCCGATTCTGGAGCAAACTGGACAGAGAGAACACCAGCTGGAGCTGTTGATAAGGGTTGGCAGTATGTAGCCTCTGATTCTGATGGTAGTAATCTAATTGTTGCATATGTAGGTGGTCGTGTATATACCTCCTCTGATTCTGGAGCAAACTGGACAGAGAGAACACCAGCTGGAGCTGGAGATAAGTCCTGGTATGGAGTTGCCTCTGATGCAGATGGAAGTTTTTTAATGGCTGTGAATGGGGGTTTCCGTTTATATAGCTCTTCAGATTATGGTGTCAATTGGATAGAACAACAGCCAATGGGAGCTGTGGATACATATTGGTGGGTAGCTTCCGATGATGATGGTAGTAATTTGATTGCTGGAAGGGGTGGTTCTAGACTTTTTACAGGAGTAGAGCAGCCATCAGGTCTACAATGCTACTCCGAATCTTCAATTAAAAATCAAGGAGATTATTCTCTAAAAGTAATAGCTGATATTACAGACTCTTTAAATAAAACATTAACTAAATCAGGATTATCTATAGATTTATCAGGAAGAAATGAATTAAAGATAGATTTCTATGCTTCTCGAACAGGAACTAATATACAATTAAAAATACATGACAGTGGAGGCACTACATCAACTAAAAATATAACAATATCAGTAGCAAATACTTGGGAAACAACTACTTGGGATATCTCAGCAATAGCAGATGTAGATAAGGATAATATAGACAGTATAATAATAGAAATAATAAACGCAGATTCTGCTAATACATTTTATGTGGATAATTTCTATTCTCCAGCTTTGACTAAAAATATGACCTTAATCTCTAATTCTTTTACCGCTGAGGCACAACCAGATACTGCTCGCATTGTTTTGTTTGAGGAAGATGTGGATTCTATTATTGAAAATACAGATTTGAAAGCCTATATTTCAAGAGATGGAGGAACTACATATTCACAAGTGACTTTAGCGGATGAAGGAGATTATCAAAGTGGTAAAAGAATTTTAACAGGAACGGTAGATATATCTGGACAACCTGCTGGAACTTCTATGGAATATAAGATAGAAACTTTGAATAATAAAAATTTGAAGCTACATGGTGTTGGAGAGCTTTGGGATTGATAGGAGAAATAAAATGAAAATATTTGATGAAGATGGTGCTATAAGATGATTAAAAGAATAGACTCTAAAATAGTAACGGAATTAAGAAAGAAAAAAGAGGATAGAAGCAAATTAGATAAACTTATTGCAATCTTAATCCAAAAAGGTATTATAACGAAAGACGAACTAAAATAACTTGAAGAGGAGGTAAGAAATGGCACAGAAATATTATAATATTAAGGAACAGGGCAGAGCACGCACGATAACGAACCTGAAGAAATATCTCGCCCTAGAAGTGAAATCGATTTCTCATACTGACGACTATATTCAGGTAACACAATTAACAACCGTTAATCAAGCAACTGCTATCGATTTAGCTGATGGTGTTCTTTATACCTGCACAGTAAGCGAAAATAATAAGGTAACTATTGATGCTGTTGCAAGCGAAGACCATGTAATAATTCTTGTAGTGGGCATTTAATTTCAATAAAAAGGATAAAAATGGGTTACTGCACTAAAGCACAAGTAATAAGTCTACTCCCTAATATCCAGGAATGTCAGATAAATGAGAGCTGGATAGAATGGGCAAGTGGGCAAATAGATAATTATACTTGCACAGTTTTTGGACAAGAAATTGAAGTTACAGATGAGAAGCATGATATTGAAACGACTATTCAGGATAATATTCTCTTGGATAACGGTCCTGTAACTGAAGTAGTTGAGCTTAAAGACGATGACGAGGTTGTAGCTAAGGAGGATTATATCCTTTATAAAAAAGAGGCAATAGTAGCCCTCAAAACTGATACCACATTCGGGGCTTTATATGATACACCTTATTTTACCAAGGGTAGGCAGAAAGTCGAGGTATCGTATAAATGGGGATATACTGATGTGCCCCAAGATATCCAGTATGTTTGTAGTTTATTAGTTGCTCAATTAGCTCTCGCTAAATTAAAAGATACTGTAAAAGACCAAGAAGTAGCAAGTGAAGAAATCGGAGAATATTCCATTTCATATCAAAAAGACTTTTATACTATAGAGAAAAAAATTAACACCCAAGTAAAAGAAGCCAAGACAAATATTTTAGACAACTATAAAAGATGTCATCCTAACGCCAGGGCAGTTTAAATAACAATTATAGCACATAATTGTATCGGCGTAGAAGAGTTTACAAGTGGACTATATGTAGGCTCAAGATTTTTTGTTAAGATTAAAAGAGGAGTAAAGTAAATGGCATTTGTAGATTTTCTCAACTTAACAGCAACAATTTGGCGAAGTGTTGGTGATGTTACGGTGAATGAGTATGGCGAAGTTTGTCCTACTGACCACACACAGCAAGCATCCACAAAAGTTCGCATAGACCCACTAAAAGGTAAAGGCTTAATGACCGCTTTTCAGGGACAAATTGTTGATATTACTAATCGAATTTTTGCCCTTTCTAATATAGATATTAGTGAGGGAGATATAATCAAGATAGATGGAACTGAGGAACAATACGAGATTTTGCTCATCGAAAGATTATATGGAAAAACTGCACTTCATCACTTTCAAATAATGGCGAGAAGAACGGATTTATTGTAAAATGAATAAGTATGCTGACATAACTTTTAAAATAAAAGTAAGGCTATTAGATTATTGGCTAATAGATAATTATAAATTAGGCTCATGTTATACTCTTTATGCTCTATTAGAAATTAATGATAAACTTGAGTTGGTAGAAAGAGAAGTGGAATAAAATGCCACAGCTTAAGGGCGTAGAAGAAACAATTAGGCACATGAAAGATTTTGCTAACGATGTCCAAAAAGAAATTATTGATGGAATGGATATCATAACTGGTAAAGTTTTAGCCGATGGAAAACTTATAGTTCCAGTCAGAACAGGAGCATTAAAAGAAAGCGGGCGACGAAAAGTTACTCGAAAAAGAGTTTGGTTTACTGGAACAGTTGGATTTTATAAAAAATACGCTTACTTTGTGGAATTTGGGACACGATTCATGAGCGCTCGGCCGTATCTATGGCCAGCAGTTACGCAAAATAGGGAATTTATCTTGAAAAAACTTGGTAGACATATAGATCATGCTATTGAAAAAAATGATTACAAACACAGAATGTTAAGGAAAAGGTTAATATAGCAATGTTAGATTTTATTAAAGAGGTAAGAGCTTTATTAGTAACTGATGCAACTTTAGCGAGTTATGTCGAGGATAGAATATACTTAGCATCTAAGCCGATAAAGCCGAAAGATGTAAGTATTACATGGCTTCCTCAGATTACAATGAGAATGAACGATGGCACTTCAGATGCACAATTTGGAGTATGCTATCCGATTTTTTATATTGATATCTGGGTTAGTCGATATTGTGGATTTACTTCTGCAAGTCAAATAGGAAAAAGAGTTGTGGAATTACTTAATGGACAACATTTGACAAGTGGGGAATTAGAAGTATATAGAATACAAAAAAATGCGAGCATGATAGTTTATGAAGATGAGAGCATGCTCTGGCATAGAACAATTAATTTTGATGTGGTATGTCAAGATTATACAGAACCGCAAGGTTAAAAATTAAATAAAGAGGAGGTGTAACAAATGGCTCTTAAATTCAGTGTTGGAAAAATCAAAAGGGGAGACGAAACTTATGTTGGAATTTGCAGAAACATTACTGTTAGTTATGATGGTGCTCCTGTAGAATATCGTGGAGGCGATTTTCGCTATCCTGTTGAAATTCATCCTGGAGACCAAAGTTTGGCAGTAACTGCTGAAAGTGCCGATTATGATGCAGCCGAGCCTACTTTTGGAGTTAGAGAGACTTTGGAATTAGAAGCAGGTGAGCATGGGGGTGGTATTGTTGTAACCCTTACCAATATGGTATTGGTTTCGGCAGAAATCGCAGCTACGCAGGATGGTTTCGTGGCTACCTCATTAGAGTGGCACAAAAGTGAAGCTGCATAATTAAAATAAAAAAAGGAGGATAGGAATATGGCAAACGAAAATATTCTATCGGAAAAAGAAGTTGCAATAAAATTAGGCGGAGCAGAGTATAAAATCAGACCTCTACCTATTAATCAGCTAATAGAGGTATGGCCTCTTTACCATAGAGAATCTCATGGATATGATTGAGCTTGCTTATGTCGGATTAAAAGCCAGTGGTGCAGATAAACTGACTAAAAAGCAGGTTGGCGATATGGTGGATTTAGTTGACCTTCAGAGAATAATTGGTGCTATGGTCGGTCAGAAGAATCTTAGCAAATTAATTGGTAAATAAAGAGGAGCAGGAATATACTATGCCCAATAAGGTAGATTGGGCGACCATCTGTGATGTTATAGCTTTTGAATATGGGTGGACGCTGGAAGATATTAAGCGACTCAACCTCAATCAAGTCTCATTACTATTGAGAGCAATCGGAGAACGACATAAAAAAGAAAATGAGGCTATTGAAGGAGTGGGCAAGTTCCACCCGCAAGGACCCGTAAAGGGTGCTAAGAAGAAAATGCCTGCATCGAATATTGTCCAGATGGCGACCCAGATGGGCGGTAAAATAGAAAAGGATAAAGACGGGAAAGTAAAAAAGGTTATAATTTAAGGAATTAGTATGGCAAAAATTGGTTTTATAGAAGTTGACATAACTGCGGATGTAAGTCATTTAAGGGCAGGATTGGCGAGTGCTTCTTCACTAATCCGTGACTTTTCTCTGTTATCAATGGGATTGACCTCTGGTATAAGTAATGCTTTCAGAAAAATATCCATGATAGGGATTAGGGCTTTCCAGGTTGGCTTAATTGGAATTACAGGAGTTTTAGTTGGAGCGACTATGGAGGGTGCTAAATTTGAAGATGCAATGAAAAGAGTCTTTATTATGGTTGGCAAAGGAGCTCAAGTAGCAGCTTCGGATATATCTATGCTGACATCGAAGGCTGAAGAACTGGGAAGGGAAACCTTATTTAGCGCAACTGAAGCAGCGGAAGGCATGGTTATTCTTGGAAGAGCTGGGTTTAATACTGGCCAAATTTTTAAAGCAATTACACCTATATTAGAGTTAGCAATTGCAACGAATATGGATATGGCTACTACTGCCGATATGGTTGTTTCCTCATTATATGGTTTTGGAAAAGCTGCTAGTGAAGCAGGACATATGGCAGATGTTATGGCAACTATTGTAACTGGCAGTAATGAAACTATGCTAGACCTTTCTAATACACTTTCTTATATTGCACCAATTGCTTCTTCTGTTGGATTGACAGTAGAAGAAACTGGCGCAGCGATTATGATGCTTTCTAATGCTGGTGTAAGAGGTAGTAAAGCAGCAACTGGTCTTAGGGCAGCCATAGCGAAAATGTTGAGTCCTACGAAAGCAGAAAAGAAATTACTAGATGAGCTTGGTGTATCATTTCTCACAGCAGAGGGGGAACTAAAAGATTTTGATGCTATTTTAACTGAACTCGGTAAAGAAACTATCAGTACAGCTCATGTTTTTCAGTTATTTGGAAGGCGAGCTGCAACTGCAATAAGTGTCTTAAGGAGAATGGGGCCTGAAACATTTCGCAAGTTTACAACTGATTTGGAACATTCACAAGGAGCTACTGAGCGAATGGCCGAGGAAATGAGAAAGACCTTTATTGGTAGAGTTAAAGATTTAGTGGCTTCTATAAAATTATTGGGAACTACCATTTATAACTCCTATAGAAAGCCTCTAACTGATGCTACTTTTTCTCTGCGAAATTTAGTGGTGGAAATAACTAAGGCAGTAAAAAGGAATAAGACTTTCGAAAATATCGTCAAAGGCATAAGGGGATTATTAAGAGAATATGGTATTACTTTTGAAGATGTTCGAAAAAGGGTTATTGATTTCATAGATTCTTTGACACCAGTTAAAATAGAGGAATTTTTTGATATATTAAAGGAAAGAATAGATAGAGCAAGAGAAACAATTGGCGAGTTTGTAGCTATAGCTATTAAGGGAATTGGAGAGGAAATACCAATCGCTATTGAAAGAGTCACTAAAGCAATTTCAACCCTTGGCGGTTGGTGGGATAAGCTATCTGAAAAACAAAAAGACTTTATAGCTAAAACTACTGGTATCATGGCAGCAATATTATGGCTAACTGGAGGATTGACACCTTTAATTTTATTATTTATCACTTTAAGTTCAATCATTAGTGCACTTGTTCATATTCATATAGCAGCAGCGATTACGAAAAGTCTAGTTTACGCTAAAGTTCTGGGAATTCTAAAAATAGCAGCAATAGGATTGGGATGGGCTTTAGGGATAATTGGAGCAGCAATTGCTGGATGGAAAATCGGAGAATGGATTGGAAATCTAAAATTATTTGGCGATGAAGTTACAACAGTAAATGATATAGTTACTGATTGGTTTACCAATATGATAGCTCATTGGAGAATATTTGTTGCGAATATTAAGGTAATGGCAATTACGATTGCTCAATTTTTGAACGACTATATAATAAGACCCCTCAATGTAATTGCAAAATTACAAGGTCTGTTTATCGAATTCAAGCCGTTTGAAGGACTCGCCGAGAGCGCTAGAGAAGCATCAGCCGAACTTAAATTAGCAAGAACAGTATTTGCTCAAACTATGAAAGACATTGAACTTGGTCAAATTACTAGATTAGTAAGAGCAAAAGCTGCTGTCGCAGGACCACCTGGAGTGGGAGTGCCAGTTCCTACAATGCTTCCCGAACATGAGAGACTACTAGGTAAAATTCGGGATGAAATGCTGGAAAAAAATAAAAATATAATTGGTATTTTGAATGATATGTTTGTTATAGAGAGAACTACCAATGGTACATTGAGAATCTATCGCAGAGAAGCAAGAGAGCAGACTGTTGCCGAAAAAACAGGTGAGGATGTACCCTTTTTAGAAAGTTTTCAAAGGTATGGTGAATAATAATGACACCTAATGGAAGTTTTAAAGGAATAGCAATTGGTGATTTTTGCTGGATTACCCCCTCTTATTCAAATGATAAGCAGGTAGTTCATATTCCCAGGGCTGATGGTGTTCGTATTAGAAATATGGGCGGAGGTCAAAAAACTTATAGTGTAACAGCTTATCTAATAAAATCACAACGAACCACCTTAGAACAATATTTTGATACACTGATAAATTCATTTGGGAATACAAAAGGAGAGCTCATCATCAATGGATATTCCTATGGAGATTGTTTTTTTACAGATATTTCCCCAGAAACTTCATATCCCAATTATAATACTTTCACATTAACATTTATTAAATCGGCATAACTATGGCAAGATTAATTTTACGAGTAAATATAACAAGTGATACAAATCAGCCATATAGCTCACACCCAGCAAACTATAAAGATATGGCTCCAGAAGATTATTTAATCTTTTCTAAAGGTAGTGATAAGGTGGCTAATGGAGAACCGATTCCTTCAGAAGATGATTTGGATGAGGCAGCTACTAGAATAGAAATAATAGAAGAAACCGAAATTCCAAAATGTTTTTTAGCTAAAGTATCCGAGAACAAATTATATGAGATACCTGGGGCAAATAGTGGTAATCATCAAAAGAGCGATTGTAACAACTACAATTGAAGCTGGAACAGATTGGGTTGGTGAGAAGCTCTGTGGTGATACTTTTAAGTTGTTATTGCATGAAGGTGGTGGACCACTTATAGGAGCGAAAGATTTATATTGCAATATTCATATTGATATACCAAAAGATTATGGAAACAACATTTTTGAAACCCCGAAATTTTTTGTAAAATTTATATAAGGAGGTGTTAAAATGGGAGCAAATTTTTTCTGGAGCGAAACTAACCATGCTGGACCAACTGGGGATGTTACCGATGATATCGCCAATTTGAACTTTGTAAATGAGGATAACCCCCAAAAAACTCCAGTTTCAGATTATCCGATTACTGCTGGAGAAAATTCCTATGAGAAATATATCCGTGCTGGATTTACTGGTTCTTTTGTTGAGATTACTAACATGAAGTTCTGGAAATCGGCTGGGGACTATAAATCTTATGAGGAAATTAAAGCTGCTGCAAACAAGACCTATGCTACTCCAGTGGGCGGAACGGCTGTATCAGTGGGGGCGACTGGTGATGTGCCTACAGGTCCTATAGGTGCTCTATCTATTGAGCCTGAATTGGGAACTACTGGCATAACTGGGCCAGGCTATACCAAATATATTCTTCTTCAGTTGCAGACAGGGACAACTATGGCAGCTGGGCCAGTGAACCAAAAAACTTTTACTTTTCAATATGATGAAACTTAATTAGTTCCAGTAACTTACAATAATTTTAATTTAATAAAAACGAAAGCAATACAATGCTACAAAATTTAAAATTCCACTGGCTTGCCACATTTACTGATGGTAGCCAGATAAAACAATTTGATGGAGAGAAAGAGAACTCATTTCATCGAGTATTAGATAGGCAAAATGATTTAACCAAATTTATACTTTACCATACCGAGAAATCTTTACGCCTTGCTTTAGATTTGAAAATGGGCATAATTTATATAAACGATATTCAAATGCCTCAACCTGAACTATTATCTAATGTTGATGATAGGAACAGAAAGAGGCTCATTTATTTTCGGCGCATAGCAAAAGAAATTGGAACAATTAATGGCAAAACGCTGAATACCAAAATAATCTACCTTCTGGGATTTCAGTATAATN